GCCCCGTCCTCATATCTCAATTCACACACCTACCTTTATAAAGTTTTTAACTGGCTGTTATAGTGACAGTGGCCAGTCCGTTTGTCGTTGTGCTGGCAGAAGCAGCTTCAGGAAGAATGCCATACGCATATCTACTCATAGCGCCTCTGGCACGCTGCGAAAAATCATCATTGACAATATACTCTTCCGAGAGGAAAAGCGGAATATAAGGAGCATAATATCCTACTGCATATTTCCAGTCTGCCCCTCTAAACCCAAGCAAAATCTTTTCCGCTGTAATCCAAGGGTCAACATACACACTATACTTATTCGCCAGAGTTCCCTCATAACGCCAGCCCACACCCGCCGTCTGGTCGGGTTTAATTGTCGGGTCAGCTGTAAACTTTTCCAACTTTTGAAGTCTGGTAAATGTGTCCACGCCCATCAGCAACCAATTAGGAGTAATAAATCTCTTTTTGTAAACCAGTGCCGCAGCTTCACAAATCGCCTCATACAACGTTTCCCGATATGCTCTTTTTTCCCACGTACTCTTATCATCTGCCAAATACCCACTAGCATTCCAGTTAACATTGCCCGCACCCGCACCAGCATAAAGAGCATTGATAATCAGTCGGTCAATCTCTCTGGCAATCTGGTCAACCAACACTGGCTGCAACTCACCCCACACATCCAGCTTCCACTGAGACGAAAGGTCTTGCTGTGATTCCAACGTCCAGATAGCCTTTAACTTTTTAGATGTAGTGCTCACAAGCTTTGATGTCAACTCAACATTGATTTCGGAAATAGTCCCGGCTTCACCAGCATTAGAGTAGGAAGAGTCTTGATATAAATCAACCCGCTGGCCAGTTGTAATCGTTCCTTTATCCGTCCCGTACTTATGGTCAATATAATAGATATACCCTGAAGGCCCCGTGAGAGGCTGCACCGACACCAGCTCCATAGCAAGCAGCCGAGAATAAATCCTACGAACCGCTGGCAACAGAGAAGTGGTAAAAGTGGCAATGCCTGTGCTTAAGGTGGTTTCATTTAACACACCTGGCTGACTCAAAATCTGAAACTCATTGAATAAAACTTTCTGGCCTTCCCCAGTAATCCAGTTAATCGTATTCTCGTAAAGAATTTCCCGCAATCCTTTTCTCTGGCCACCGCTGACGATAGAAAAATCCTGCCCGGACTCTTCCCTCTTTCTGTATCCTTCGGCCTCGTCGAGCCGCATTAATTCCTTTTTCTGTGCTTCAAGGAAAGTTCTGATATTTTCAAACATTTTAAATCCTCACTTACTTAATTGTAGCAGCAGTTTTGACATATTCCTCAAAACTGCCACGATAACCTGCTTTTAGCGCTGAGTACCATCTATTTTTTAAGGCCTCAGTGTCTCGCTTATCTGCATCTTCAATAATCCCTTTCTCTCCTAATCCTCCTTCCCTAATCTTGTCTTTCTGTTCCTCAATCTTTTTCCTACTCATTTCCTCCTTTATTCTGGAAAGCTCACTCTTGATTGCTTCAATTGTAGTCGGCAAAGGAGTAATCGCCCTGACCGCCTCTTCAATGGCCAGACGTTCCTCCGCTTTTTCCTCTTTCAAGACCGCGTCCAGATTTTGCCTAAACTGCTCTTTTGCCTCCAGCTCTTTTACCTTGTCCTCTATCTCTTTTGCCTTCTCTTCCGCAGCCTTCACTCTTTCCTCTGCTTCTTTCTTTACCTTCTCTATGTCTGCCATAACATCCTCTTTCTTGTCCTGTGTGTCAGTATTTTCGGTGGAGTCGATCACGATTTCCTCAACCACTCCCGGCACTGCGGACAATACTGTTAGGACATCACGAATCTTGCAAACAACTGCCGACTGCTGCTCTTTTACCGCAGTAAGGTCGGTGGTCAGCTCCTCAATCTTTTTTGATGCTTCAGCCTGGCTCTTGCTCATTTCCTCAACCTTCGCCGAAAGAGTGGCCAGTTCCGTCTTTTTATCCTCAATCTCTTTTTCTAACGCACCAATGACTTCTGGAGCTTCCTCACGTAATTGCTCTAACGTTTTCATTTTATCCTCGTCTCCGTTTTCAATTTTGTTATTATCCCGATTTTCCTTCAAACGGGATTCTAAAACTTTTAAAATACCTGCGTCGGGCACAGAGGGGGTTAGCACAAAATCGCCCGGACTTTCCAGCTGAAAATCATCTAATACAACTTCCGCCTCTTGCTCTTTCCCTTCTATTGCCACAACTTCCTTCCTGACTGAACCAAACCCTCTGGAACTGATGCCGATGTGGCCACCGTTCCTAATTAGGATTTGAGCATTTTTCCCTTTATCAGTCGGAAGAATTTTCACTATGCCTTCACAACTGCCGTCATCATTGACCCAAGCATCTTCCCACAGATGACTAACATCATTCAACGTACTATCACCTGCCGGATGATAAGCACAACCGTAAACTTTGCCTTCTGCCATTAACGGTTTTAATTTTTCTACTTCCCTTTTTAAAATCGCATCGCTGTAAAGCCTTTTATTTCCGTTTATCTGCCCCGCCTGCTGCCACTTCACTTCCACCCTCATTACTCTTTCCTTGGTGGCCTCATCAATCTTTTCCTCTAATATCTTGCATTCAGGCGCTAAATACTCAAACAATTGCTTTTTTCTCGCAAACGCCATTTTTTAACTCCCTTTTCTGTCCCTATATAATCTATCAGGTCTGACAATGTTTGGCGAAAATCTGACTTTCTCTATCTGACGAAAGTTCAAATTTTCAAAATCACGACCGATTAAATGCATGGCCAGACCTCACTCACTTTTAAATGCATAAACCAACTTCACCGGTTTTGGTTCAGTTTCAGGAATGGCAATCTCACCGTCAATCAGTGCCCAGTGAACTATAAACTGTTCACGCTCAATACTGCTATTGCCAGACATCCCCAGACTTATTCTGTTTTCTATCAACACCACACCTACACCTACTAAACAGACATAGTATTTATTGTCCCACTTTTTATCAACTATGGCTTGAATAACATCCCTAATATCTTGAACCTCTACTGCCTCAACTGCCTGCTCATTGATAAACTCTACTCCAACCTTCCCGCCTTTTTTCAATACCTCTTCAGCTGGAGTTCCTATCCTTAATTGCTTGGCGATATTATATGCTTTCTTTTTAACTTCGGCTGGCACACGCATCGGCTTGCCTGTTCTTGCCCCACCTAAAGCTTCCAAAATCGCCCTGACAGCCCCAACATTGATTGCCCCTGCCTTTTTATACATCCCAGTATCAGAATCAATGCCGCCAGTGCCTTCACGATATGGCAAGTGCCATGTCGTCTTTTTATCCGCGTCTTCAACCCAAAGAAAGCACTCTTTTGGGAGTTTTGATTTGTCCACATCTGCCCACGATCTATGCGAAACTTCCGCCTCTGCCAGATATTGCTCAAACCTTCCTTCTAAACCTTCCTCTGCGGCCGCTTCAAATGTGCCTTTTACTTCGTTGTCTTTCAACCATTTCTTTGCCTCGTCAGCTGGCCACTTATCTTTTGGAAATCTCAAGGCTTGCGGCGCCCAAGCATTATCATCCTGACCTTTTAAATGTCCCCAAATTATTGATATAGTTTTGGGAACGTTTATTTTGTTATACAGCTTGCCGCCAGAGGTTCGCCGAAATTTATCAAACTTCGCCGGGTCTTGCAATCTGCATGCATGCTCATTAGGATATGGCATTGCTATTCCTCCTTTTTTTCCTTACTATCTTGCTGAGCTGGAGTTATTTGCCCCGACCCACTATAAGGAAAAACATAGACAGGATAAAGAATATTAGGTTGAGGAGGATAAGTAGTAAAGTAATGAT